TCTGTCGGCGGAACGTTGGCTCTAAATCCTCTCCAGAAGGTACAAACCACCGCCAAACATAACAAGCCATTAATGAGGTGGCCACATTCCCCAATAATTAAGCAACCAGGGCGCGCGGCTGATCAGATCACAGGCCAGCGGCCAGGATCAGGGTGGCCACACCTGGGCCGGTGGGCTCTGCCCTTCGGATCCGCCAGCCACAGACGAGAAAGCACAAGAAAAAGCCCTTGTTTATTTGGTTAGTTGTGTAATCACTGCCAATTATGCAGACAACCGCACGCGGCGAGCTGGCCCGGCGTGATCGTCTATAACTCACATTTTCCACTCAACGAGTTTCCCGTGCGCGGCTTCGCTTCCGACGGGGGCGGCTCGATAGAAGTAACCTCCCATAGATTTTTTTAGCTATTTTTGACCAATTATATTATTTTTTGGTATGAAAATTGAGACTAAAGTGCTATATGGCTACATATTGTTTTTACTATTCCTACTCCTTATAGTCAGTCTATTTCCGGGTTGCGATGGTTGGTCTATTATGGGGTATGACATGGAGAATTTATGAGTAAGCCAGAGACAGCTCGTTCTTATAAGGGTAGTATAATAGACGATAATGCCATAATCAGTTTGAACATAAAATGGCTCATACAGGCGATTGTTTTATGTGCGGCTATAGTGTATGGTTATTTAAAGATAGAGTACAGAATCCAAGAGTTAGAGCGTGGCATGATCACTGCGAGTAATGAGATAGAGACTCTTGTTTCTCGTCATATTATAGATGAGGAGCAGGCAATGGAGCAATTGGAGAAGCGTGTCAGTTTTTATGAGAAGGAGTTTAACATTAATCCATTAAGTTGGGGTAAACGAAGGAAGAAATAATGAATAGAATATTGATAGTGATACAGAACCTTGCAGTAAAGTTAGTTTTGTCGAATAAGGATAAGATCATTGCAGAGATGAACAAGAAGTTTGATATACCCTGGGCATCGGAGGATGATGAGAAGGAGTTGTTAGAGGGTTTATGGGAGCTTCTTGAGGATTCGATGACAAAAGCAATTAAGTCTAAATAGTTTTATTTGCATTTATGTTAAAAACTATTCGTAAAAAAGGGGGTGTAAAAAAGGCAACACGAAGCCTGGATTGGAAGCAATGGAAATCCGGTTGGCCTTATGATGGAATTAGCGATTTTAAATATTTAAGTGACCGTAAGAAACTTTTTGCATTAAACGGTAATGGTTGGTGGTTTAATGAGACTCCTGATAATCCTTATGCCGACAAGGATTGGTAAGGGTTAATGGAAGGCTTAGTGGAAGGCTTTTGGCAATGGTTAAACACACTCATTATTATATTCCAGGAAAGCCTTTCCGTAAGGGTTAGGTAAAGGGTTACCGGAAGGCTTCCTATATGTATATGTATATGTATATGCTTATGTATATTAAGAAGCTTCTTAAAAGGAATTGAACTTTAAAGTTTTTATTTCGTAGATTAGAAAGTGAAAGTTAAATGCCGAAACAAGTCTTTTGATATTTTTGATAGGTCTGAGGCTGACGCACTCGGCATGGCTTACAGATCAGATTGGCGTAACGCATCCGATGGTGATTGGATACTTACAGCTGATGATATTGTTTTACGGGTTTTAGGTAGGAGGTCATACAATGCACCAAATACAAAAAAAGATTATTACTTAATCAGGACCGGTTATGGAGAGACACCTACATACAAACCGCAGATGTATGCTCGTAAGATGCAGGATTACGAATGGGACATCCGTTACAAGAAGAATTTAGTCCGCAATGTTAAACCTACGGCACTTCAATCGGCATTTATTCAGCAACTGGTTGATCATTTCGAGCCTAATGAGTCTGGTATTTGGAAGATTCCTGATCTCATTGATGCTTATATGTCCGTTTATTGCGACAACAATCCGTCCAATGCTTTAAGAAGGGCATTGGCGATACTTCGGAAGGAGAGTGTAAAGCAAGTTATGTCAGAGCAAATGAAAGATCGTTTTTTAAATATTGGTGTTGATGACGATTACGTTGCCAATAAGTACAAGAATTTTATTGAAGATGCTGGTTCCCCTGCAAACACCAGGCTCCAGGCTTTGAATCGAGTGAGTGACATTCTTGGTCATGTGAAAAAGGAAGAGAAAAACACGGAACAAACGATTGTTATGTTGTCTGATGGAGATAAAAAGCTATTAGCCCAGCATAAGAGACAACTTCCTGATGATAAGCTCTCTAACGGCAAAAGAATCAGCCCACCAGTAATCAATCTTGAACTAACAGAAGCGTAAATGATCAACGACCAAAAAAAACAGATACTACAACGGATGTATGTTGATCCGTTCTTTTTTGCGAAATTCCTGTTTGGTGATAAAAACGATCCTATGCACTACCACATGAGGTGCGAATCCCCTGAATTTCACAAGGAAGTGTTCAATACGCTCTTGAATCTTGAAGCTGGTGAAAAACTTGCTATTGTGGCTCCCAGGGGCCATGCTAAAACCACGCTAATATCGTTTATTTATCCGTTGCATCAAATATTGTTTGGTGAAGAAAAATTTGTATTACTTGTCTCTGAATCCGAAACGCAGTCCAAATACCTTCTTGAAGCGATAGGCAATGAAATAGAATACAATAAAAAACTACAAGAATATTTCGGCAACCGCATGGGTGAAACATGGGGAAAAGAAGAAAAAGAAATTATAACTGGGTTTGATGAACATGGCAAACCTTCAGGATTGTGTAAAATACTGATTCGCGGTACCGGACAGAAGGTTCGTGGTCTGAAATATGGCCCATATCGCCCAACTCTTACCATTATTGACGACGGAGAAGGCGAATCCAACACAATGACGGAACTTTCGAGAGAAAAATTTAAAAGATGGTTCAATGCAGCAGTGATCCCAGGCTCTACAGACGCAAAACTCTGTTTCGTGGGAACAATTGTTGATGATAATTCGTATTTGAACCGTATAGCGGGACGCAGATCATACAATAAGGCCGGTGAAAAAATGACAAAAGGTTGGAAATCTCTATTTTATCAGTCCATACCACAAAAGACAGAACCTGGAATGTTTGCGGCGTCCGGTAAAGAAATAAGAAAAAACGACAAAGTTCAGGTCTTATGGCCCGAACATAGATCGTATAAATGGCTAAAAGCTGAAAAAGAGCGTCTTTCTTCAGAAGGCCATGTGTCATATTTTTATCAGGAATACCAAAACATCCCAATGGATGATTCTTTCAGGGTATTCAAGGAAGCTGACATCCAGTATTGGGAAGGTTATCATGTGAAATCTGGGGATCAATCATATTTGAGTGTTTCAGGCGATAAAGGCGAAAAAAGAGTGCCTGTTAATATTTTTATGGGTGTAGACCCAGCATCATCCGAGAATGTTAAAGCGGACTATACCGTAATCATGGTTATAGCTGTTGATCCGAAATTTAATATTTATGTGGTTGATTATTTCAGGGGCCAGGTATCACCGATGGATGGGGCGGACCGTATCTTTGCAATGGCCGACCTATATTCACCAAAAGACATTAAGATCGAAGAAACCGGTCATGTGATGTTAGCAGATTATATTCAGCGCCGCAGTAAGGAAACTGGCCGATTCTGGAACATTAATGGCAAAAAAGCAATTAAAAACAAATACTATAGAATTAAGCAGATGCAACCCTATTTTGCATCTAAAGCCGTATTTATGAAACAAAACCACTATGATCTGATAGACGAACTATTACAATTCAAGGAAGTGGGTACATTCAAAAAGGATACCCTGGACGCATTGCGTTGGGCGTTAGACGATGTATGGAAACCTAATCTCCAATTCAAAGACAATGTTTGGGTTGAACCGAGTATTGTGAAAATAAGATCCGATTGGGAAACCGGAAGGATAACGGTCAACTGATGCCTATCAGCCTAAGTCAAATGAAAATGCCCGAAGTGGGATATACGGAAGTGAGAAACGAGTATACTCTCTATAAATCCAGTGGTGAAGAATGGCGCTATCAGATGGCAGAAGATGAAGATTTTTATCTCGGCAACCAACTGACAGACTCCCAAAAAGGATACCTTGAATCAGTTGGGCAACCTGCTGAAGCAAACAATAAGATCAGGCCAGCAGTTGAAACCGTATTGGCAAATATAGCGGCGGCATCACCTGAATGGGATGTTAGACCTATAGGAAAAACAGATAATGACCTGGCTTATGTGTGCAATCAAATGTTAGATTGGGTATGGCGCGAATCGGATGGTGACATCCAGTTCAGGAAGGCCTGTAAAGACTACATCATCAAAGGATTGGCGTATTTGTATGTCTTTCCAAACTGGAACGCAGATGCTGGTTTAGGCGGCGTTCGCTTTCGTAGGTTATCACCCGAATCAGTATTTGTTGATCCAAATACAATGCTACCAGATTTTTCAGATGCTTCGTCTATGTTATTCTCGGACTTACATACCAAAGCATCACTAATAGCTTCGTTCCCTCAATATGCCAAAAAGATTGAAGATGCAAGGGAAGATCACGAAGTGAATGAACAAAGTAGCGGAAGATATTCAAGAGATCAAGTAGGGACCCGTGCTGATGTAAGTAAAGATCATCAGGCGATGGTTAGAAAATATGTAAGATTTAGCAAAGTGAATGTTCCAATGGCATTAATAACAGACATGAATACAGGCAGTTCAAAAAGGTTTGACAAAGAAACCTACATGGGACTGCTCTCCGACCCCCGTTATGGTGCATTGATCAACGAAGGAACAATTACGGAAGAATTGATATACGATCAGAAAATCAGGGAAGTAGCCTTTTTTGGAGATGAACTAATATATGATGAAACTCTCCCTATTTCCCTATATCCCATAGTACCGGCCTGTAATGAGCATACATCTACTCCGTATCCCTCTGGAGATGTTCGCCATGCGAAAACACCCCAGCGTATGCTCAACAGGACGGAAGCATTATTGATCTCACATACTACTGCTACCACCAATTTTAAACTGCTCTATGAGGACGGGGCGCTCGACC